CTGATGGGTTGGTTTCATTTTGTAGTTGATGTATCGCTGTACTTGTGACACATCATCTGCTTGTTCTACTTGCTGCTCAAGACCATCAAGTGATACAACTTGATCGTAATAATCTTGCCATAGTTTTTTGTATTTGTTCATGACTGTCCTCCTTGTTTCATAGCCATTGATAGTCGCATCTCTGTTAATCTTGCAGGTGTAACAATAGATTCGTTACATGATTTGCAACACCAACCATCTTCAGATATTGGTGATGGATTATGACCACCATGATAATATATGTCACCATTTACATCACGATCAGGTTCTATATCTTTGTGACATATACAACATATTAAACTATAATTCATTTGATTATCTCCTTAAATATTTTATCTGGAATGATGGCAACCCATCTAGGATCACCAGTCTTACGTTTATACATTGCAATATCTTTTCCATCTAACACCTTGAAAACACTAGGGAATTTATCTACTGCTCTGTATTTTATTTCGACAACATACTCTACTCCTTTGATTACAAGTTTGATGTCACCAGTATGTTCACCTCCCAGACTACCTGAGAGGGGAACTTTTTTCACTGGTAACTTCCATGAGGTAAATAGTTTTACAAACCAATTCTCATGATAGTTACCTTTGATTTTGCTTTTACTTGCCATTAGATTTTTTTCTTTCTTTTAAATCTGATTCAAGTATTATTATTTTTTCAGTGATTTCTGATTTCATCTTATATAATGCTGAGATTTGACCATGTAAGTTTGATATATCACAAGCATCATTTATTATTTTTTTTACTGATTCATTCATTAGAACTCTCCATATTTGTTTCGTTTTTTCTATATCCTAATGCACTATGCACTTCTATTTCTAAAAATACATGGTCACATTCAGAACATTGTGCATTTTGTACTGGTCCCCAATATTCTGTACCACATTGGGAACAATATAATTCTAAAGCCATTAGAACTCTCCATCATCATGTGAAATTGTAAGGTAAACTTGCAATGCTTCACACCAACAAAGCAAGTTAAATAGTTTGGGTTCAACAAGTTTACGTTCCCATTGTCCAAACAACTTAGTGTTTATACCAATGTCTATAGCTAATTTTTCTTGCGATATTTTACGTTCTTGTCGCAGTAATACTAGCTTGTCTATCAGTGACACATATTGATATCGTACTGTATTTTTCATAGCTTAAGTGTAGCTACGCACTAAGGAGATAATGCGTAGCTACTACCCAACCAACTAGGGTTCAGTTAAAGCTATGTTTGATCTGACTATCCATCATATCATTGAGGATATCAGATGCTTCTTTGCCTTGCCAATCTTTGGGTGCATTTTGTTGTTCCCATATTTTGATTGTCTTGGCAGTCATCATGTTGATCCACACTTCAGGGTGGTAGTTGCCATATGGTTTGGCAACATCACACATATGATCGTACATTTCTCTGAAGTCTTGTGGTGTACCAAGTCTAGCATAGGCTTGACACATTTTTAGTTCTGCTGTCGTGTAGTTGATGTCCATTATAACCTCCATTAATTGAACATTGAGTCTGACTTAGACATATATGATAGCATCTTACTGTTACGTTCTACAATAGTTTTGTTGGTACTACTGACATTTTCAGGGTGAGATATCCAATGTGTGACTGCATTGTATAGACCCCATTTGTTGCTACCAATTTGATTTTCGTATTTACCCCAAAGACTTAGTAAGTTTACATACTGAGTCTCGTTACGATACCTGCCATCAATAGTTGGCTTGGGTGTCCAAGTAAGTTTTGAAAACAATTTATCTGCATCATCATCTGTTACTTTAGTATTGTACCACTCACGAAAGCGAGGTTCATTACTACGAAACAAATCTACTGAGTGTTTGATATGATCGAAGTTGTAGTTGAAGATACCATTGTGCTTCTGTCTGTAGTTGGCAATCTTATCAGGTGTAGTGCAACCATTCATGCACCACAGACGTAGACCATCAGCTTGTATCATCACAGACCAGACACCATTGTATGAATTACGAAGTACAATTTGAAATGCAATGTAATCTTGCATGGCAGGATCATCAAAGCAAATCTCTTTGAAGATAAGTTTTGCTTCCATCATTGCACCATTGTCAATCATGTTGATCTGTGTGATGTATGGTGTTTTCATACTATCAGCTATATCAATGACTGGTTCAAGTACTGCAGCATGAGTGACTGGTCGGTATGATTTGGAATGATCGCCAAGATACTCTTCTGTATCTGATCTGATAATCATGACACGATTATCACAGTCAATCATCTTGTCATCACACATACCTTTCATTGGTATAGTTTCTATTGGAAAGTTATACTCTGCAGGTTTGTCTATTAGTTTTGCTAGTTGGGTCATATGATTCATAGTTACCTCCTTGAATCAGTTAGGGTTAAAAGCTACAAGTGAATATACAAATGTAGCAAACATTAATATACAAAAGATTATGTATATTAAATAGATAATAAAGAAGTTGCTCATCATTTCTTTATACTTTTTCTTGTGTTGGCAAGACCATGTTGGAATGTTGCCAAGCTAATTGTGTATGCAACAATGAAGTTGAATACATATGGGTCTGCACCTGACCATTCATAAGCATATATGATTGATAGTATAGTGCCAACTGTTCCTAGTATTATACATGAAATGTAAATCATTTTGATTCTCCAATTTAAAGTTACAATTTAAAACGATCATATAACTTTCTGTGACACGGCTATTACACGATCAGGTTGACGTTGTTCCATTAGAACTTAAGGGTGGGTGGGTGGGTCTAATAGAATTTAGTATAGAGTGTATAGTGTGAAGCATATTACAGAAATGTATATAGAAAGTTGCGTTTGGTTACTTATAAAAGTAACTCGGTTTGGTTCTTTGGCGAGTCAAAGAACAGAAAAAAACCTCTATAGAAATAAATCTATAGAGGTTATGAAAGTTATTTAGATAGTTCTTTTCTTCTTGCTTTCATCTGTTCTAATATATCTTGTGCTTTAGCTTTGATTTCACCACGAACATTTGATTGAGATTCTTTATAATCTGCAAACCATTTTTGACCGAAGTCTTTAGTATGTTTGCCATCATTCCAAGTCCAACCAGTATAGATGTTAAACATTGAAACCATCATATCATACAAGAACAATCCATTATGTAAAGATGCCTCAGCTTTGATTATATTGTTAGGCTTTACATCTTCTGATGAATTTTCAATAACTTGTCTTTCAACAAAGTTTTTATCTAATTCATCGAGGTATTTAGTTTTAGATGTAAGAGACCAAGCAAGTTGATTAAGTACACCACCTATAAGATATACTGCATCTTTGTTCCAATATGGATTATCTTCGCCTGACATTTTCTTCTTCTGTTCGATTGGCTCGAATTGTCGAAGGTCAAGATGTTCTAGAACTTCCATTGTGATTTTGTTAATAACTTCGTTTGAGTTTTTCTTGTTAGTCATGTCTTTCTCCTTAATTTATTGGTTGATGATGAGAGGGTTGTATCGCATATCATAAGACGGAAAAGTCAAACAAACTCAGGTGCTAGGTTTACTTAGGACTTGGCATGGCAGTTCGATACCTGCCACAACATAGGTCTGCCATACCCAAGTTCTTAGGAAACATTGTCCACTTCCTTAGTTTGTTTGAAGATTAGCCTGAGCAACAACAACAGATTCGATATCCTTTTTTGGCTGATATGCGAAACAAAACTCCATCAACCAAGAAATTAAACGGATAAAGATATGACTGCTTAAACAAGAAAAAGTCAAATGAAGTTATGTTTGGTTTGTGTGTATTGTTTGTATCTCTTTGATATCATTGAGGAATTGAAATGCCCTTGACAAGCATTTGAATAGGGGTTTATAAAGGGGGGTAAGGGGGGTTCTCTTGTTAACACAGCAAAGAATAACTAAGAAACAGAAGTTACTAGTTGATACTATCGTAGCAAATGGTTGTAGTGTCAAAAAGGCTAGTGAAATAGCAGGATACGCAAAAGGCGAATCAGGAAGAGTGACAGCCAGTAAGACTTTGAGACTGCCTCATATCCAAGAGTATATGCAACAAAGGGTAAGAGAAAGTATAGGATTAAATGCTACGAAAGCCTCGAATAAGATGTTAATGCTAAGTCAAGGTGCTAAGAGTGAGTATGTTCAGCTTGAAGCCAGTAAGGATATACTAGATAGGGCAGGATATAAACCAATAGAGAAGTCTATGAACTTAGTCACTGGTAATATTAATGTAAGTATAGACTTGACATAGATTGATGGGTAGAGCTACAGAT